CTCTTTGCGAAAGTTTATTTTCTGTTCGATATTTTTTAATTAGGTCGCCTAAAAACATTTTATACCTCCTTATAACCCTAATTGTACAGCATGATAAACAAAAAGTCAAAAAAAAATCAATATTTTTTGTACAACATGCTTGACAAAGAAAATGAATATTGATATGATATGTACAACATGATAAACAAAAAGAGGTGATAACATGAGAAATATCTTAAGAGAAGCTAGAGAAGAAGCTGGACTTACACAAGATGAATTATCTAAGAAATCAGAAGTATCAAGGACAATAATATCAGAGTTAGAAAATTTCAAAACTGGTGTAATAACTAATGTGACATTAGAAAAATTGGCAAGTGCGTTGAACAAGAAAGTGCCAGAAATTTTTTTTATAGATTAAGTACAACAAGATGTGCAGTAACTGAAACAAATGAATAAAAAATTTTGGAGGAGAAAATGGATAAATCGAAATTACAAAGTATAACAATTACATTATTAGCAATAGGACAAATTATAACAAATATAAAAATGAGCTCATATAGGCGAGATATGAACTCATTATGGGAATCACAGGTAAAAATTAATCAGGGATTTTGCAATCACATTGATTCTTTTTTAATACATCAAGAATCTTTTCTTGATTTTCAATCTGAATATCTTCTTTTTCTAGAAGAAGTTCTTGATTTGCTAAATCTTTCTGAGCATAATCTTCAAAATTATCAGAAATTATTTGAACTTCAGCAGTAAGCTGTTCGATTTGTTCATCTGGTAAAAAATCTTTAATAAGACCGATAAGACTTATTATAAATGCTAGAATGCCAAGCCATTGTTCCCAGGTTAATGTTTTGTGTTTAGGAGAAGCTAAATCTTTATTTAATTCATTTATTTGTGTATTTGTAGATGTAAAAAATTCTTTTTGTTCTTCAGAACATTCTTCTAAGTTTATTTGTTCAAGAGATTTAGAGAGAGTAAGTAGTAATGAATCAAACTTAGGAATAAACTCATCAACATGAAGAGAAACAGAGTTAATAATAGGCTGATATATTCGCTGTACTTCATTTAATTTATCAATAAGAATTTGAAGACTATTTGGTAAGCATGCTTGAATTGTTTCTGTAATTGGCATAACCGTTTTAGAAACAATTTCATTATATCTTGTTAATGCAGGATTAATACTTTTTAACATTAATTCATGTTGCTTTGCTGCTAGCTCTGACATTTTGACATTAAACTCGATATCATCAGTAATTTTAGTCATATATAATTCACCTCACCTTCGAGGTAATTATACAGAAGTAAATATTAAAAATCAAATATGAAAGGAAGCGATAAGATGCAGAAGCTGAAAACATTAGAAGAAGTTTCTAAGGAGAGAAATATACCACAAAAAACATTAAGACGATGGGCGACACAGGGAATGAAATCAATAAAAGCAGGTTCAATAAGGTTTACTGATGAGTGGATAGACGAATATATAGAGAACATGGCAAATGAAAGAGCTAATGTTCCAAACAAAACAGTTACAACTATAAGATATGAACCACTTAGAAAAGTAGTAGGGAATAGAGTTTACTAAAGAGGAGATGAATACAAATGAGAAGATTAAGAATAGTAAATAAAACAAGATTTATAACAAGCATAACAGTAATAATTATGTTTTTGGTTTTGATTTTTAGTTTTACAAATGCAAAAGAAAATGTGATTTACGAAGATTATACAGTAACAGTTGGAGATACTTTATGGAGCATTGCATCTGAAAATAAAAAAGATGGACAAGATGTCCGCGAATATATTTATCAATTACAAAAAGTAAATGGATTAGATGATTGTATGATTTATCCAAATCAAACAATAAAAATTATTAAATAAGGTGGTGAATACTAATGATAAGAAAACAAAAACAGAGAGTGATTTTGACTTTTATATATTTAATTTTATTTGCAATTTTAGTTTTTAATTTAGAAGTTGTAAGAGATTATTTAGATATGTTTTATGGTTTAATAGGTGGAATCATTGTAATGACAATAACCAATACATTAAATGATTTTCAAAGTAAAAAAGAAGAACAGAAAGAATTTAGAGAATTATGCAAAATGTATATTAAATAATGAGAGGAGTGAAAATATGGAAAATGTTACTGAATTAAAAGAAAGTGGCTATAAAAAAATTGCTAGAGAATGTAGATGTATAGATGCCAGTTCTAATGAGAATGATTTAAGAAATGCACTACAAGTTATTTTGATGATAGCAGATGAAGAAATAAAAAAAGAACTAAACACTACCGCTACCAACGAAAATGTTTAGCTCTAGGAAATATATTTTATAAATAAATCCAGTTAAATTATAACAAATTTTTTTATGGATAACAAGAGGGGATATATTAATGGAAGAATTCCTAAGAAATATAGCTTTAGGTGTATCAACTAGCGAAATTATAAAAACAACTGATAACATCGCACTAATATTAAAATATATTGACAATAATAAGTTAGAAAAAGAAAAGCTATCATTAAATAAAGCTAAAAGAATTGGTAATTTTTTTGTGGAAATAAACAAATTAATAAAAGAATTCATGAAGGGAGAAGCAATAACAAATGAAAATAAAGTTGATTAGAATGTCTATAACTAATTTTAAAGGTATAAAGAATTTAGAAATAAATTTTGATGGCGAAAACACAAATATTTATGGTGAAAATGCCACTGGAAAAACAAGTATATTTGATGCTTTTTTATGGGTCCTGTTCAATAAAAATAGTGTTGGTGATTCCAAATTTGGATATAAACCATTTGAACTAGATGGAAATGTAATTCATTTTTTAAATACAGAAGTAGAAGTTACTTTACAAATAGACAATCTTCCAAAAACTTTTAAAAAAGTACTAACTGAAAATTGGGTGAAAAAACGTGGAAATTCAGAAAGAACATATGCAGGAGATGAAAATAACTATTGGATAGATGAAGTTCCAATGCAGGAAAATGAATTTAAAAAAGTTATTGATAGCATTATTAATGAAAAACAATTTAGAATGCTTACGAATCCTTTGTATTTTAATACTCAATTATCTGAAGATGAGCAAAGGCAAACTATTAGTAGAATTGCAGGAATAGATGCCATTACAGATGAAAAAATTTTTGATAAAAATTCAGATTATACAGAACTTAGAAATAAATTGAATGGGCGTACAGTTGAAGATTATTCAAAAGTTGTAAATGAAGCAATTAAGAAATTGAATAAAGAAATAGAAACAGTTCCTATTCGAATTGATGAAATAACTAGAACTTTAATTAGCGTTGATGACAGAGACGTTAAAGATGCAAACGAAGAAATAAAAAAATTAGAAAATGAAAAAGTTAATATAAATAATTATTTAACGGATATTAGAACTAGAGTTGCTGAAAATAATAAATTGATTTCTAAACTGGCACAAAAAGAAATTGAAAAAGAGCAACTTATTAAACAAATTATTAAAGAAGCAAATGCAGATATTTATGAACAAAGAAGTAGTTTAGAAACACATTTAGAACGCTTTAAATCGGATATTAAAATTGCAAATTCTAATATTCAAATAGCACAAAATACTTTACTAAGGAAAAATGAGATTGAACAATTAAGAAAAGATTTCGATGTAGAAAGTTCTAAAAAATTTATTGATGAGAATAATTACATATGCCCTGGATGTGGTAGAGAATTTGACGAGAACAGAAGGCAAGAAATGTTTCAAGTTGCAAAAAATAATTTTATAGAATTTCAAAACAAAAAATTAGATGAAATAAATTTAAAAGGTCAAGAATTAAATAAACTTATTTCATCTGCTGAAAATGATTTGAAAGAAAGTCAAGAGAAATTAAGAATTGCTGGAGAACAAGTAAAAGTATTATCTGAAAAGTTAGCAACAATTCATGATAAAGAAGTTAATGTTGAAATTGATTCTCGTTACATAGCTATTGAAAAAGAGATAAAAACGTTAAGGGTACAGGTTGATTCAATAGTAAATGAAGATACTTCCAAAAATGAAAATAAACTTAAAGATCTTGATAATAAAATCTTAGAGAATAAACAAGTACTTAATAAAAAGGAAAGTCAAATTTCAGCTGAAAATAGAATTGAAGAGTTGAAAAAAGAAGAAAGGGAATTAGCAAATCAGATTCAAGAATACGAAGCACTAAAAGATATGATGGAGAACTTTACTAAAGAAAAAATAACATTACTTGAATCAACTATAAATGAACATTTTGAAGTTGTTAATTTTAAATTATTTGAAACTCAAAAAAATGGTGGCTTAAAAGAAGTATGTTATGCAACTGTTAATGGTGTTCCTTTTTCAGATTTAAATTCAGCAATGAAAATAAATGCAGGACTAGATATTATAAAAACGTTAATGAAGTTTTATGACGTACAAGCTCCAGTATTTATTGATAATAAAGAAACTATTAATAATTTGATTGAAATTGATACACAATTAATCTCATTAATAGTGAGTACAGATAAAAAATTAAAAGTGGAGGTATCACATAATGTTAGAAACTAATGAAAGTTTAGATTTTTTTATATCTGAAATGAAGAAAAAAGCTAAGGTTGATAAGAAAAAACAACCAAAGACTTATGGAAAAAAGGTAATTGATTGTAGAAAAGTAAATGTAGATGGAAAACAATATACAGAAAAAACTTTTAAAAAGAATTATTTTGATACATATACGAGATATTATGGCGAACCAAGAATGATTTTGACAAGAAAGATAGCAAGAAACATGGCAAAGAAATCTCAAGGCAATAACAGAATACGAAGAAAATGGAGAAAATTCCAAATAGAAAGATATGGAATTTCATATTGGTGTAGAATGTACAATCGTTGTAATTGTAATACAAAAAACTATTATGTTACACCTGAGAATGCATTAAATATTTAAACTACTAATAAAAACTAAGGAGGAATTTATATGGAATTAATTTGCGGAGTATTAGCAATAACAAGTATTGTTCTAGGATATATAGCATTAAATAAGCATTATGCTTTTAATGAATTAAATGAAAGTTTTAGAATAGCGGACGAAAAATACGACGAACGATTAAAACACAAGAATGAAACAATACAAAAACTTTCAGATGAATTAGAAGAATCAAAAAAGAAAAAATTAGATTTAAAAGAAAAATTAGATAAAGAATTTAATTTGAATAATGAAATGAAAGAAGAAATTGCATCACTACAAATTGAAATAAGTGAACTAAAAGCAAAAAATGAAAAGATTAGAAAACTTCCTAAAAAACTTAAAAGTAATGCTAAAAGAGAAGATAAAATTCAATACACAAAAGATTATCTAAAAGCAAATAATATTAAGTTTAAAGAAGTTAATAACACAAATGCATTATTAACTATAGAAGATACACCATTTAAAATATATGCTGCAACGCAAGCCTTTGTAAATAGCGAGACAAAAGTAAAAAGTTATGGTGTTTTAGAATTAGTTAAACAAATAAAGAAAATAGAAAAGAAAGGAAGAAATGAAAATGAAAACAAATAAGGAATTCCAAATGAAAGTAAGTTCAAAATCAAATCCAAATTCTATAGCAGGAGCAATAGTAAACTTTTTGAAAGAATATGATTCGCTTGAAATTCAAGTGGTAGGAGCAGGATCATTAAACCAAGCAATGAAAGGAATGGCAATCGCTAGAGGTTTTATAGCACCAAGAGGAAGAGATTTAATTTGTATGCCAGCATTTTCTGAATTTGAAATTGATACAGAAGAAAGAACAGCTTTGAAATTATTAGTTAGGGAGGTATAAAAATGGAAAATGAAAAATCTCTAGTAAAACAAGATACACAAATAGCTGCATTAAGTGAAAAAAATATTTCAGATACAGTTTTAAACAAGATACATAAGTTTCAAAATGAAGGGCAAATATTTTTCCCAGATAATTACAGCCCTGAAAATGCATTAAAAAGTGCATATTTAATTTTATCAGAAACAGTAGATAAAGATAAACAACCTGTTTTACAGTCTTGCTCAAGAGAGAGCATAGCAAATTGTTTATTAAATATGGTAATTCAAGGATTAAACCCAGCTAAAAAACAATGTTATTTCATTCCATATGGAAAAAAATTAACTTTAATGCCTAGCTATTTTGGATATCAAGCAATTGCAAAACAATTTGGAGAAATTATTGATATAGTTGCTGAAGTAGTATATTCAAAAGACGATTTTGAATTTGAAATATATAACACAAATAAGAAAATTACAAAACATAAACGAACACTTGAAAGTATGGAAGATAGAAAAATTCGAGCAGCATATTGTACTATTATCTTCAAAGATGGTAGAGAAAAAACTGAAATTATGACAATAGATCAAATACAAATTAGTTGGCAAAAATCAAAATCAAATCCTAATGATGAAAAAAGTGTGCATAAATTGTTCCCGGAAGATATGGCAAAAAGAACTGTAATAAATAAAACTTTAAAATATTATATCAATACTAAAGATGATACAAATTTAGTACTTCTAAAAAAAGCTTTTGAAGAAAATGATGAAGAATTATCAGAAGTGGAATCAGAATACGAAGTATCGCAAAATGCCAATACTCAAGAAATAGATTTTGAAACTGGTGAAATAATTGAAGCCAAAGCAATAAACGAAAACACAGAAGTGCCTCCAGCACTTAATAATATAAATGACATAGCAGAAGAAGAAAAGAAAGTGCAAAGGAGCTTTTAGTGTTGCTTATCAGTGTACTAGGTAGTAGCTCAAGTGGGAACTGCTATCTAGTAAACTCCCCCTTAACAAAAGAAACTTTAATATTAGATGCTGGAGTATCATTTAAAGAAATACAAAAAGCAATGAAATTTGATTTTAGTAATGTGGTTGGCACGCTTATAACACATGAGCATGGAGATCATATAAAAAGTGCTGATAAATTGGCAACTGCAGGAATTGATATATATGCATCAGAAGGTACATTTAGGGCTAAAGACTTATATGGGCATAGATATAACACTGTAAAAGAATTAAAAGAGTTTAGAATTGGAAATTTTAAAATCTTACCTTTTAAAACACAACATGATGCTGAAGAACCATTGCGGTTTCTTAATTGAATTTATTCCGACAAAAGAAAGAATTCTTTATGCAACAGATACATTTTATTTAAAGTATAAGTTTAAAAACATAAATTATTTTCTGCTTGAATGCAACTATATCAGCGAAATAGTTAAGAGAAATATCGAAGATGGTATAGTTGATAGGACAAGATATAAAAGGCTTTTAAAAAGTCATATGAGCCTTGAAAACTGTATTGAATTTTTAAGGCATAATGTTTCTAATAAAACGAAAAAAATCGTGTTAATTCATCTATCTGATGCAAATTCAGATGAAAAAAGAATGCTGTCAGAAGTTTATAATACTTTTAACGTTGATACTATAATAGCACAAAGCAATCAAGTAATAGAATTTAAAGAATATCCTTTTTAGATATGAAAGAGGTATTTATGAAAGAGAAAAATAAAGATGAAGTAAGATGTAGAAGATGTAATAAAAAACTTAAAAATCCTATTAGACAAAGTCTTGGAATAGGAAAAAAATGTGAAGAAAAAGAATTATCAGATTTTTATAAAAAGAATCAATTAAGTTTGAATTTAGATTAATTTGAATGGAGATGAGATTATGAAAAGAGAATTAATTATAAATAAATTAATAAACATTTGTAAAATTCTAAGAAATATAATCTCCTCTTTTAATATAGATATTAATTTTCAAGAAATGAAATTACCGCATTTCTTGTTTATCATAAATCTTTCTTAAAGTTGAATAGCAAGGAGTATTTTTGAGCATGTATTCCTTGCTATTTCTATATTTGATACAAAAGAATGAATTGGTGGTGAAACAATTGGCAAGACCATTAAAACCAGGATTAGATTATTTCCCTTTAGACGTTAATATTTCAGGAGACGAAAAAATAGAAATTATAGAAGCTGATTTTGGATATTTGGGTTTCTACGTGATTATAAAAACATTTATGCGAATTTATGAAGTAAATGGTTACTACATGATGTTTACATCACGTGAACAAAAACTCTTTTCGAAGAGAATTAATGTAGACATTAACTCAGTTATTGCTATCATTAATTCCGCAATAAACGAAAAAATATTTGATAAAAATATGTATGAAAAATATGGAATATTAACCTCAAAAGGTATTCAAACTAGATATTTGGAGGCAGTCGAACGAAGAACTAAGATAGAGTTGATTAATGAATTTTTGCTAATAGGTGTCCCTAAAGCTAAAAATATTTCATTAAATAGTATAAAAAATCTTAATGAATTCGTTTTTGTCAACAATAACTCGATTAATGTATACAATAACTCAATTAATGATGACATTATGTATGCAAAAAGTACACAAAGTAAAGGAAAGGAAAGTAAAGTAAAGGAAAGTAAAGAAGATGAAACTTGTGCCGTCAATTTCTCTTCTGATGAAAATGTGGATGAAAGTAATTGTACCGTCAATGATTCATCTACAGAAAATGATAAAACTTTTGAAGATGACAGTTGTACTGCCGGCGGTTTTCAACAATCTGACGGTTGTGCTGACGAGATTGTGAAGTTTTATAAAGAAAAAATAGGAGAAGATATTTCTTCCGGAGTTTACGAACTTTTAAATAGTTACCGAACTAACTTTACTGATGATGTAATCATATATGCATTAGAACTTTCTGTTGAGAAAAAAGCAAACAGCATACATGATTATGCAAAAGCTATTTTAAACAATTGGATCAAAGAAGGAATTAAAACACTAGAACAAGCAAAAACAGAAAATAAAAAAAGAGCTTCTGAGGAAGTAAACACAAAAAAGACTATTCAAAGATATGAGGACAAGACAACAGGACAATATAATAATCTTGATAGATTTTACGTAAACCTATCTTAAAATTTTCTTAATTTTATAAATTAAACACAAAAAGAATCAAAACATAAGAGGTGTATATGTATGTCAAACGGATTTGAAGATTGGACAATAGAAGATGTATTAAAACATAACGCTAGAATAAAAAATACGGCTTCAAAAATCGATTTTGATAATCATGGCGATAAATTACTCGGCGAAAAGAAAAAATCGAAATATAACGCAAATAAAATTGAAGTAGATGGTATTAAATTTGATAGTCAAAAGGAAGCGGATTTTTATAGTGAATTAAAATTAAGATTATCAGCTAGAGATATAAAAGGATTTTGCAGACAAGCTGAATTTATTCTAGCAAATAACACTAGATATAAAGCTGATTTTATAGTGTTCAATAACGATGGAACATCAGAAATTATCGATGTTAAGGGATTCAAAACTGATGTGTACAAGCTTAAGAAAAAGCTTTTTGAAGATAAATTTAATTTAGAGATAAAAGAGGTGTGATGATGACAGAATATATACACTATGGCAATAAAAAATTCGATAAAAATAAATTTGACGAAATTAAGAACTTACTTTTTTCTAAGCCACTTGGTGGTTTATGGGCGTCAAAGGTAAATAGTGAATATGGATGGAAATCATGGTGTGAAAATGTAGCATTTCATTTAGATAAATATAGAGAAGATAACTGTTTTAAATTTAGATTAAAGAAGAATGCTAATGTTCTGATTATTACTAAAAAAGAAGAATTAGAAAAATTGCCAAAACAAAATCTCCCAGAAGATTATAATTCTTTATTTGTGGCATTAGATTTTGAAAAACTTGCTAAACAATATGATGCAATGGAAGTTTTAATAAGTGAAGATAGTGGCTTGTATTGGGATTTATACGGTTGGGATTGTGACAGCATTCTGATTATGAATAAAGATGTAATTGAAGAGGTGTAATTATGAGAGGAAAAATTATAAAAGTAAGTAATGAGCAAAGAGAAAAATATATTGGATTTATAGGAAAATTAATATTTGATTATCACAACGATGGAAAATTACATATTGAAAGAGATGATGGCAAAACATTGAATATGACTAAAATAAAGAAATTAACAGTAGAAACGAAAAATACAATTTATGAAATTGAAATAGAAGAGGAATAAAAATGATAATTTCTATTATAACTAGAAAGCCAATGATAGACAAAAAAAGATGTGAAACGTGTGCATATAACGTTGGATATAGAATAAATAATCCAAATGTTATTTGGTGCGATAAGCATATCTGTAGCAAGTTAAAATTTGATACTTGTGATGATTATGAATGGGAATTATGGAGATTACAAAGTTGGAGTTTCAATTAAAAGGAGATATGATTATGGATTATTTAATAAAAGATATAATTTTAAAATTGGTAAAAATGAAAATGGAAAGAGATGAATTAGAAGATATGCTTATAGATGTTGATTTTCTGCAAATGTTCTTAGGAATACTTGATGAAGAAACGCTTGAAGCGATTGAACATGATATAGACAATTTTTAGGAGGAATATTTATATGAATGATGAAGAAGTTGTAAAAAGTAAAATGCAAACTATTGCAAAGAAAGTACAAGAAGAGTTACCAAACGATTTCGGATTTGTAGTATTAACATTTAAATTTAATGAATTAGGACAGATGATTTATGTTTCAAATGCTAATAGAGAAGATGTAATAAAAAGTATGAAAGAATTTATAGAAAAAACAGAGAACAATTATGGCAAAGATACAGGGAAATATTGATTAAAGAAATGGAGAAAAACAATGATAGAGAGAAAAGTATATAAAAGTTATGCATTTACCGAAAATGAAAAAGAGAAAATGCAAATGAATAAAGAAATCTATAATGCATTAAAAAATAAATACAAAATATTAAAATGTAGCGATATAGACCATAAACAACCTACAAATGAAGAACTATATCAGAACGATATTGTTTACTCAAGAAAGGCTTGCTATGCACACGGAGAATATAAAATTTATAAATGTCCTGAAGAAATAACATTAGATGAATTAGCATTAATATGTGATGGTGGAAATTTGTGCTTTGGTTATAGAGGAAGTAAAACCTTTTTATCAGTATCAGAGGATTAAATAAAGAGGCAGTGTATGAATGAGTACGAAGAAAATAAAAAAACAGATAAGGATCATGTAGCAACTCCAAGATGGGTAGTAGAAGACATATATAATTTAATAAAAATAGAAAATTATAAATCGATTTGGTTTCCATTTAACAATTATGATAGTCAATTTAAATTAAAAGCAGATGAATTAAAACTTAAATATAAAGCTACACATATTTTTGATGATTTAGGAAATGATTTTTTTAAAACAGAACCACCTACAGATTGTGATTTATTAATAAGTAATCCACCATTTGGACAACAAAATGAGATAATAAAACGTTCTTTTGAATTAATTGATAATGGAGAAATAAAAGCATTTTGTTTATTACTTCCATTATCAACATTAGAAACAGAAAAACGAGCTAACCTTTATGAGAAATATATAGACAAATTAAGTGTATTAATTTTTAAAAAAAGAATTAAATTTTTAGGGAAAACAACTACTTTTAATACTGCATGTTGTTGGATATGTTACAACATTCCAGGTTTAGAAAAGAAAATTTATTGGATTTAGGTAGGTGAATGTAATGTCAGATTATGAACAAATGATTATAAATGCTGTGAGGTATGCACTAGGTATATCAACTTATATCGTTACAACAATAGAATATGTTATAAAAGACATAAATGAAAATAAGTTATCGAAGAAATGTTTAGAAAATATCAGGAAAGATATAACAGAAGAATTAAGTTATGACAAATTAAGAATTGATTATACGTTAGTTAAGGATGTTCTTATGGAATGGCAAAGACTGTTAGACAGAATAGAAAAGGAGTTGAGGTAATGGAGCTAGAGAAATCAAAAGAATATTTAAGATGTGTAATAAGAAACGATGACCCTACGGACGAAGTGAAAGCTTTATCTTATTTTTATAGCGTAGAAGCAATAGACACAGTACTCCAAGAACTAGACCGCTTGCAGAAAGAGAATGAAGAATTTTTAAAAAACTACATAAGCAAAGAAAAAATAATGAAGTATAAAAAAGAAGCTGAAAATGCAGAATGTAAAAACACATTGGAAGCGGTGTGTATAGGCGCAATAATAGGTGTTTTAGATGGATTGTTGGAGGAATAGAAATGCTAAAAGAGGAGTGATTGTATAGTGAAAATATGGAAATGGTTAGTAGATAAAATAAGCAGATTATATTGGAGCAGAAATTGTAGATATTGTGGTTATTATATTAAAAAATGGAATCAATGTTATGCGTCGGCTGACATGAAATGTAAAAAGGATTGTGGAATGAGGTAGGAGTGATTATATGAACGCAGATAAGATGTTCGAAGAGTTGGGGTTTCATAAATACATAGAAAATGAAGATACAATTTTATATAAAAAAGATGGTCACAGCACAATGAAAACAAGTATTAAATTTGATTTAAAACTAGAAACATTTGAGGGGACTTTTAGTTTATTTGTACCAAGAAGAGATGATTGGGAAGAAACAAAATTTGAAAACGAGTGGCTTAAATATTGTGCAAGTCAAGGACATTGGAGTACAACCGAATTTAGATTTGGAATGCAAGAACTAAAAGCAATAAATAAAAAATGCGAGGAATTGGGGTGGATAGAGTGAGAGAGATTAAATTTAGAGCAAAAACAATATTTTCTCGTGAATGGCGATATGGAAGTTTAGATAGAGATGAACCACAAAATAGGTTTTATATCATGGATAATGAAACCGGAGATGGAATAACGGTAGATGAAAAAACAATAGGACAATTCACAGGCTTATACGATAAAAACAAAATGCCTATTTATGAGCGGGGATATATTAAAATATAATTTTGACGGAAAAGAAAAAATAGATTATATCGAATATAAAGGCAATATGTTTACATATCATAATGCAATAAGATGGGATTTAGAAAAGGATGAAGTAATAGGCAACATATACGATAACAAAGATTTGTTAGGAGAGTGAATATATGAGTTATAGAGTATATGTACATACCAGAAAAGGAAAAGATAGATATCAGTGTTTAGGAAATAATGAATTTCCACAATTTCTTGTAAAAGAATTAGAAAAACAAGGTTGTAAAATAGATGAAGATGATTGTTTTTATAATTTTGAAATAAAAGATTTGCAACGGAATTATAGAAGCTTTGGAACTATATATATATGAAACACATTTTAAAACAAAAGGCGGTATTGCTAATTATAATTACATATTGGAAGAAGAAAAATACCATAATAATTTAACTGGCAGAGTTGAAAACCTTATTTGCTGTGGGTATATGTTTATTACTTATAATTTTCTAAAGGCAATTGGGAAAAAAAATTATGATTGGGAATTTGATAATGAGAAAGAGAGAATAACATATAAAGTAGCAGAGGGAAAACATATATATATGAGTGGGTTTTAAGGAGTGTGAACCAATGATTAATTTAAATGGAATGTCATTAAGAGAATTAGCAAGAAATATGAATGTGTCTGTACAATATCTTTCAGATGTTTTTAAAGGGAAAAGAACAATTAACGAAAAAAGAATTAATCAACTTGTTGAATTAGTACCAAATCTAAAAGGCAAGTTTAGATTAAAAGAAAGCAGAAAAACTTATTTATATAAGGAGTGAATATATGAAAGCAATATTTTTAGATGTAGACGGTGTATTGAATAATGAGAATCATATATTAAAGCTTGTAGAATTGTTAGGGGAAAAACAATATTTTCAATTACATAGAGATTTGGGCGAAATGCCGTTTGATTATCAAAGCTGTATGTTATTACATGGACTTATAAATAAAACAGGTGCAGAAATAATATTATCTAGCACTTGGAGATTAAGTCCAAAACATATGGAAGTATTAGAAAAATATACAGGCTTAAAAATAAAGGATAAAACACCTAGATTAAATACAATTCGAGGTGAAGAAATAAAACAATATTTAGATGAACATGAAGAAATAACAAACTATGTAATATTAGATGATGATTCGGATATGCTTGAAGAACAAAAAAGCCATTTTGTAGAAGTTAATGCAAAAACAGGACTTACAATGGCTGAAATTGTGAAATGCGAAAAAATATTATCAAGTTAATTCTATAAAGTACGAGGTTGGTGAATAAAATGGTGTATAAATTATATTTTGATGTAGTTATATGTGATAAACAAATGTCTGATTTTATGAGGGCGTGTGACTTATGTGATGGCATAGGTGTGCGTGCAACGATTTCAATAAAAAGTACAATAAAACCAACTGAAGAGTATATAAAAAAATTAACTAAAACCCTGGAAAATACTAAAAATCATAATGAGTTAAAACAGTATTTTGTAGATGTGAAATATATCCAATACAAAGTGGGTGATTTACATGAGAATTAAATTTATAAACAATTTTGGTGAAGTTATCTCGATAATTCCCACTTGCTTTTTGGATTTACGTGAAAATATCGGAGTTATACATTGGCTATTTTGGCGGAATTGAAATCGAATTTTAAAGTACGAGGTGGAGTAATGGAAGAAGATATAAAGATATTAGAGAATTTAGAAAGAGATATATTTAAAGCCTGTGAATGTTCTTTAACTAGTTCTAGTGATAAAAAGCAATGGATAAAAGAGGCACAAGCAATTAGAAACTTAATAAACAAATACAAAGAACAAGAAAAACATATAGAAGCTTTAAATTCAGTTGTAATTGAACATATAGAGAAAAACAAAGAACAACAAAAAATAATAGAGCTTATGGCGGATAGTATAAAACATTATAAAACTGTTGGTGATGGAACATTAAATACTAGACCTGCTACAAGAGAAGAAAAAATAGGATGGTTTAGAATGAAAGCTAAAGGTGAGTAAAAATGTATGATATAACATGGTGCAATAACAGTAAAAAATGTAAACATAAAGATTGTAGAAGAATATAGTAAATATTTGAGATTACCAGGTGGAGCAGCAATTTTTAAAGGTGGCATGGATATACAACCTAATGTATTTAATGTTCCTAAAGTTTTTGAAATGCCAGAAGAATAAGGAGGACAAGAAATGAAACTAAAAATAAAAGATGATGTAAGTTTTGAAGATTTAAAAAAGTATGATTTCAAAATGCCTAAAAATGAAGCTTATTATATAAAAAAAGTAAGAGGAGAATATACAGTATCTGTTGATTTTAGACCTCATAATAAAATATCTGGAGAAATAGTAATAGAAGATATTAAGAAAAATACAATTTCAGATTTAAGCTTAATATTTGACTTAATAAAAGCTGATATGGTCGAGAAAGTAGAGGGATAGAATGAGCTTTTGTGTACCAGGAATAACACATTGTAATAAGCATTGGAAAAGAATAGATTTGATAGATGGTTGTGAAGATTGTAAAAAGGAGATGAAAAATATGAATGATTTAATCAAAACAATATTAAAAGAATATATAAATATAAGAGTTGAAAAAGGCGATTTTTCTTTTGAATTAGAGGATATGGAAATGTTATTGCAAATGTTAGATACATCAACTTTAGGAGACGTATTAGCAGATTTGAAAGCTCATAAAAAAACAATTGTGTAAAGGAGATTAGAGGTGTTTTTTAATATGACTGTTGATATGGTTTTTATTTTAGTTGTAGGTGCTGTTATGATAGTTAATGCTATTTGCGATACGATTAATAACAGAAAAAATAAATAGAATTTCGAAAGAAGGTGTACAAATGAAAAATAGTGTTTCTAGCAAAATTTATATAGCTAAAAATATAAATTCTAAACCATTAGAAGAAATGGCTAAACATTTAAGAAGTGAAAAGTTTATTTGAAAAAATGAAAATAAATGGTGAATATGAAAAATATAGAAATATGTCATTAGAAGATGCAATTGGATGTGTTGAACAAGAAAATACACCAATAGAACAAAAAAGCTTACTAGATTTAAATGATATTTTATTTGAACAACTTTCACGAATTAATGATAGAAGCTTGACAACAGAAGAGTTTAAAAGAGAGGTAGAAACTTCTAAAATAATAGTAAATGTATCGCAAACAATTATAAATAATTCAAAGCTGTTATTTGAAGCGACTAAATGTTTGAAAAAAGGAACGGATAAAAAATCAAATGTTTCAATTGTACTAGGAATTGATGATAAATGAAAAAAATATTTAATGAAGAACATAAAGAATTTATAAAAAACAATGCTACAAATCTACGTAACGAAGAATTGACAAATAGATTAAATAAAAAATTTAAAACTAGGTTTACAGTAGGACAAGTAAAGAAATATAAGCATTCTCATAAAATAAGCAGCGGATTAAAAAGTTGTAGTGTGCCTGTAGGAAGTGAAAGAAAAAGCAAGGGATATATTTTAGTAAAAATAGATGAACCAAATGTATGGAAATTAAAACATCATGTAATATATGAAAATAAATATGGACGTATACCAAAAGGATATAAAATAATGTTTTTAGATAGTAATAAAACTAATTGTTGCATTGACAATTTAAGATTGGTTAAAGATGGAGATGTCGCATATATTAACAAAATGGGATGGTCAAATATAAGTAAGGAATTTACAGAGACAGTAATTAATTTCATGGCATTAAAAAATAAAATTTAAGAAGGGAGAAAATATGTTAGTATATAAAGATAAAACATCTAAATTGAAAATAAAAAAACTTATAATGATGGATGAAGAATATACGAACGTTGAAACAGAATTAAATGCAGAAACATTAAAAAAAGCAATAGAAAATGATGAAGTAATAGAGATTTTTGTTGATAATAAAAGTATTTTCTTGAGAAGTACTTATATTATGAGTTATGAATTGTAAGATAATACAAATGAGGAGATGTGTTTAATGGGAAATAAAGATATATTTACTGAGAATGAAGCTAAGTTTATAAATAAAATAGTTTCAGAAGTAGCACCATTAGCAACACAAGAAGCTTTAAAAATAATAAGAAAAGAAGAAAGAGAAAAAGAAAAAAGCAAGTATGACAGAAGATTAAGAAATACAGAAATTTTATTAAGAAATTATAAAAATTTTAAAGAGCATGTAAAGAATGCAATTCATATAGATAATGATTTAAGTGAGCTAAATAACTATAAATTTGATGTGGAAAATGATGATGAAAGAATATATTTAAATTCAATTTTAAGAACTAAAAAGCGTACACAAATAATGATAAAACACATTGATAATTGCATTGATTTTTATACATATAAATGTTTGGCTTCTAATAGAGAGGATATACAAAGAAGAATACAGGTAATAAAAATGCTTTATATAAATGATAAAGGAATGACTTTTTCGGAAATAGCTAAAGAATTAGGAGAAGTTAGTATAAAAACAATTCAACGTACGAAAAAGAATGCGATAGAAGAATTAACAGCGTTATTTTTTGGAGTAGACGGAATAAAATTATAAAAAAAGGTGTCCAAAAAGTGTCTGTTGACATGTCCTTTTAAAAGTTTTAATATGTAATTATGTAGTAGTAGCTAAAAAAATAAGTAGGCTTTTCGAACTTTGTTTTAAAATAATAAAAGAGAACTTGTAGATGTTTCTGCAAGTTCTTTTTTTATGCTTGGAGATGATAATTTAATGGGATATACAGAAATAAGAAATAATATTTATAATGAAATTGAGCAAGAAAGAAGAATAAAAATTTGGTATATGTGCAGTAAATGCGATATGTTTAAAGACAATAAATGTATGGCAAATAGATGTATTAATGAGATAAAGAAAAAAAGTTCAGTGTATAATGAAAGCTCAAATAAAAAATGTGCAAGAATAAAAAGAAGATAATGGTTAAATTATAATAATAAAAAGGTTGGTGGTGATTTATGTGATAAATGATAATAAGATTATAAATAAGATAAAAAAAGAATATATGGCGTATAAAAAGATAAAAGATATATGCCTTAAATTTAACATTACAGAAAATGAGTTTAAAAATTTAAAAAAGGTTCATAAATGGAAAAGAGACAATAATAAAGCCAAAAGTTTATCACATAAAGGGAATAAAAATGCAGTTGGAAATAAAGGCGGAACTGGACCTCCTCTAGGCTCAAAAAATGCATTAGTCACAGGAGAACATGAAACAATTAATATATTTGGGAATAATCTAACAGAAGAAGAAAAGCAACTAATAGAATTGATAGATAAGCAAGATAAAAAAACAATGATTTTGAATGAATTAAAAGCGTATACTGTCAGAGAACATAGAATTATTTTAAGAATAGAAGAAATAAAGAAAGGTTCTAAAGGTAATAAATTTGAAAGTACAAAAAGGAGAACATTAAGAAAACAAAGAGGACGAGGAGACTTTGATGATGATGAAGAGGAAACAATTGTAGAAATAGAAGCAGTAGCAGATAAAATACTAAGATTGGAAGAAGCACTTACAAAAGTACAAGAATCTAAACGTAGATGTTTAGATACATATCATAAAATAGAAATGGATGAAAACAAATTTGAATTAGACTTGTTGCGATTGGAAAGAGAAGTTGCTGCAGATGAGCCGCCGGATCATACAAATGATAATAAAGATAGTAATAACTTAATAGAAGCTTTGAATATAAAAGCGAAAGAGGTGTGGGAAAATGATTAATTTTAAAAGTAATTTAACCATATCTCGACGAATAGAAGATCTTAGAAATAAGATTATGCTAAATGCAATTAAATTAAGAGAACGAATAAAAAATGGAACAGTATTTAAATTTAAAGAATTTAGTAAAAAGCAATTAAAGGTATTAACTTGGTGGACAGACGAAAGTCCAATGAAGGACCAAGATGGAATAATAGCTGATGGTGCAATAAGAAGTGGGAAAACTGTAAGTATGTCATTATCTTTTGTACTGTGGGCTATGACAAAATTTAATGGTCAAAATTTTATAATGGCAGGTAAAACAATTAGTGCATTCCGAAGGAATGTGCTTTTTTGGTTGAAATTAATGCTAAAGGCACAAGGATATAAAATAAAAGATAGACGTTCAGATAATTTAATAGAAATTACAAAAGGTGAAGTTATTAATTATTTTTATATTTTTGGTGGTAAAGATGAACGTAGTCAAGATTTGGTGCAAGGTATTACTGCTGCAGGCGTATTTCTTGACGAAGTAGCATTGATGCCTGAAAGTTTTGTCAATCAGGCAACGGCACGTTGTTCAGTTAAAGGTTCAAAATATTGGTTTAACTGTAATCCGGAAGGTCCGATGCATTGGTTTAAAGTAAATTGGATAGACAAATGTGCATGCAATATATCAGCACAGGATAGAGAAAAATTAGAAAAAGAAAATAAAATTAAAAATATTATATATCTTCACTTTACTATGGACGACAATTTAAGTCTTGATGAAGAAGTAAAAGCTAGATATAGAAGTATGTTTGTTGGAGTATTTTTTCAAAGATATATATTGGGATTATGGGTTTCTGCAGAAGGTGTTATATATCCTAACTTTAAAAAAGAAATACATACAATTAAAAAGTCGAATGTTCCAGATAAAATGGATGCGTATTATATTACAAGTGACTATGGTATTACAAATCCGCAAGTATTTTTGCTATGTGGAATTAAATATATAAATTCTAAGGCTCATGTTTATATTTTAGATGAATATTACAACGTGGGAAGTAAAAATGGAGACAAGATTACTAAAACAGATGCATTATTTTTAAAAGATTATAAAGAGTTTGTAAAAGGGTATGAAATAAGAAAAACAATTATAGATCCATCCGCAACATCTTTAATAAATTTATTTAAACAAAATAATATTAGAGTTAAAGAAGCTGATAACGATGTAATTAATGGAATAAATGTTGTTTTAAATTGGTTGGACGAAGTAAGAATACACATTGTTGCTGAAAGGTGTCCTAATATAATTAAAGAATTTTTTAGTTATATTTGGGATAAAAAAGCTCAAGAACATGGAAAAGATGAGCCAGTAAAAGTAAATGACCACGCATTGGATGCGTTAAGATATTTATTGAATACGTTATTCCCAATAAAAAGGAAAGGCGTGTATTTTTATCAAAATAAAGAAGGTGTGAGTTAGAATGATAACAGAAATGGAAAAAATAAATTATATTATAAAAAAAGGTGCTGAAAATTCTTTAACGTTAGCTGAATTTATTGATATTCAAATAAAAGAATTTATAGATTCACCGAATTATAAAGCTATGGAAATTGGAGAAAGATACGACAACAATGAATCTGATATAAAGAATAAACGTAGAACATATATTGATGAAAAGGGAAACGAAAGAGAAGCAATATATTTTTCTAACACGAAAATTAAGTATCCAATTGTAGTAAAACTTAAAAAACAAAAAACAGGATATTTATTAAAGAAAAAGATGACACTAAAAGAAAAGCAAGACGAACAAAATACTGACAAAAAATATATGACAAACTTAAATAAATTTTTTAATAATAAAAAGCATAAATTAATGAAAAACACTTTAAATCAGTCAATAGTAAAAGGTATTGCCTGGTGGTATATATTCATTGATGATGATTTTGAACTTAATGCAAAACTAAGATATGCTACTGAAATAATTCCTATTTGGGAAGATAGAGAACACGAGAATTTGGCAGCGATAATAGTTAGATACTTTGTAACTAATTATACTAAAAATAAAGGTAAAAAAACAATTGAAAAAGTAGAATATCATGATTTAAATGGTATTCGATTTTTTGTTAGAGACGGAGAACATTTAGTACCAGATATACAGAAAATAGAAGAGAATAAAGAATTACAAATAAAAACTGATGAATTTGAAAATCCAGTATTTGCATATTTTAAAATTAATAAAACATTAAAGACGTGGAATAAAATACCTTTTATATATTGGAAATATAATTCAGAAGAACAACCTTTAATACACTTGATTAAAACTCTTGTAGATGAAGTTGAAAATTTGAAATCGGCTGTATCAGATAAATTGAAAGATAATGTTGATGGAATACATACTGTGAAAGGTTATTCAGAAGAGGTTGAAAAATTTCAAAAAAATCTACAAACATTTAAGACTATTTTTCTAGATGAAAATGGAGAATATGATTTTAAACAAGGCACAATAGATATCGAAGCTTTTAAAACTGCAATAGAACAACTAAGAAAAGATATATATGATATCGGTGGTGGCGTAGATACTGAAAGTGATAAATTTGGGAACCAACAAAGTGGTATTGCCTTACAACAATTGTATAATGATTTGGACCTAGATTGTAGCAATATTGAAAGCGAATATCAAAGTAGTCTTGAATATTTTATGTTCTTTTTTAATACATATCAAAGTTTAATAAATTCTAAGGACTATTCAGATAAAGAAGTAGAATTTATATTTAATAAAAGTATGATTACAGACGATACAGCTAGAATTACTAATATTAAGAACTCGGAAGGAATTATTTCTAGAGAAACACAGTTAGCTAATCATCCATTAGTTACTGATTTGGAAGCAGAAAAAGAACGAATAAAAAAGGAAAACAATTTTGAAGAGCAAGCAAATAGTGATTATTCTAATTTAAACAAAACTAATAATGAAGTAAATAAGGATAGTGATACTGATGAAAAATAGTCAATATTGGCAGAAGAGGATTGATGAAATAGCAAAATTACAATATGACAAAGCGGATGAAGCAGAAAAAGAATTGATAAAAGCTTATCAAAGAGCAGATAAATACATTGAAGAGCGAATCAATTTATATTATGCAAGATATGCAAAAGAAAATGATATATCTTTAGCAGAAAGTAAAAAAATATTATCATCATCAGAGGTAAACAAATTTAGAATGTCATTAGATGAATTTATAGATAAAGCTCAGAATAATCAAGATGATAAATGGACTAAAGAGCTAAACGAGGAATATTTAAGAAGTAGAATAAGTAGATATGATGCATTAAGATATGAAATAAGCAATAAAGTAAAAGAATTAAAACATGAGCAATTGATTATTACAAAATCACATTTACAAGACGCTTATTCTGATACCTATTACAGAACAGCGTATGAATTGGAAAAAGGTACTGGAATAGGCGTTAATTTTGCTAAATTAAACGATAAAGCTATTGAAAATGCAGTATATACAAAATGGCTTGATAATAAAAATTTTGCAGGCAGAATGTATGACGATAAAATTAATTTGATAAGTAATCTTAATAAAATTATTACTCAAGGAATGATTACTGGTGGTAGTTCTGATGATATGGTAAATAGGCTTATGAAAGCTACGAAAATCAGTAGAAATAGAGCCATTAACTTAATTCAAACAGAAACAACGTTCATAATTGGAAAAGCTAACACGGATATGTATAAAGAATTTGGAATTGAAGAATATGATGTGATTGAAACCCTAGATAATGTCACATGCGAAACTTGTTCGGCAATGGATGGAAAAAGATTTAAAGTATCCGAAAAACAAGAAGGCTTGAATGCACCACCATTTCATACAAGATGCAGAGGTACAACAATACCGGTTACAAAATATGAGAATATTTGGGGTAAAGGCGATAGAATTGCTAGAGATGAAAATGGAAAAACATATTACAAAACTGATATTGGAAATATAGCGTATGAAGAATATATTGAAAATAAGTTGAATAATAAAGAAAAAAATGATAATATGCGTGAGTATATAGTAAAAACATATGATAATTATAAAGCAGTAAATGAAAGAAAATCTATAAAAAAAGCAATGAAAGACTTACCAAAAAAACATAGAGATCTTTTAAGTGATATACAGTTTAATGTAATAATGAATGGAAATAGTAGTTATAATCGAAAAACTAATATTGTAAATATTTTGAAAGGTTCGGATGAATACGAAGTTTTACATGAATTAGCACATGTAATTGAAACTAAATTAAATTTGTATAATGATATAACTTTCATAAAGATATTGGAAAATAAGATAAATGTATATAACCCATTTTCGATAAAGACGGACACTTCATATTCCTTAACAATTGATATTATAGAATCTGATAAATTTATATCAAAGTATCAAGGTAGAATTTATGAATATGACAGTAATGGTGATTTTAGAATCGATTATACGAGTGGAAAAATAAATGTAAAGGCACTAGGTGAATATTTCGCAGAAGGATACAAAGAATACTTTAGGAATGCTGATAATTTAAAACGTAAAGATATAGACTTATACAAGTTTATCGAAAGGTTGATAAAATGATAAAAGAAAGAATTAAGGAAGAGTTGTTGAAAACAAAAACACTAAATGAATTTAATAAAATATGCATTGAAAACAAAATTGATTTTTTTAAAGATTTAGATAGAGATTTGCAAAAATATTATGAAACATTAGGCAATGGTGGTTCTGCATATAATCATGAAGATCCACGAAAATTTTTTAAATAAATTATAAAATATAGAAATTAGACGTTCAGAAATGAATGTCTTTTTTTATGCCCTGGATATGGCTTAAAACTGTCCACTTACCCTTTTTTAAATGTCTAGGGTATAAAGAAAACGTAACCCACGTACTTGGAGGGCAAGTATAAAAACCTATTGGGAGAAGAAAGGATGATTTTAAATGATGGAATGGTTAAAGGCTTTATTAGAAAAAGCTGAAATCAAAGATGGTGTTTTAGATATTGATAAATTAATGTCGACAGTCAATACTGAAGCTCCAAAAAATGTAATGTCTAAGCAGGAATATAACAATATTAATGAGCAACTTAAGACTGCAAATAAAACTATTGATGATTTGAAGAAAAATAATAGTGATAATGCAAGCTTACAAGCAAAAATAAGTGAACATGAAGAAACTATTAAAACAATGAAAACAAGTTATGAAAAAGAAATTGCAAAAATGAAAAAAGAAAGTGCAATTAAAGATTCCTTGAGAAAACTTAATGCAAAACATGAAGAGTTATTATTAGGAAAATTTAATCTTGATAATATTCAAATAAATGCTGATGGTAGTTTTAGTGGGTTAGAGGAACAAACTAAAAAAATGCAAGAAGATTATAAAGATTTATTTGAAGAGACTCAAGGGAAAGATGTAAAGGGCTTGAAATCTCATGATGCTCAAGGAAAAGATAAGCCAGATGTTACAGTTAGTCAAGGTTCAAATTTTGCAAAAGAATTGAATGCAAGTGGTAAAAACACAGAAAGCAAGTTTTTTAATTAAAGGAGGAAAAAATTATGTACGTTAAAAGTGAAAGTGTAAATGAAATTAATTTTTTAGCATCAGCAAAATATCAAAATTTCACATATCAAGTAGATGATACTGATATTGCTGTAGATGCAAATGGTAAAAAAGTTGTTAAAGCAGGAACTGTTTATAAAAAAGATGGTAAAGCTATTGGTTTAGTCTTTTCTGATGTAGATGTTACATACGGACCTCAACCTGCAGCAATAATGGTAGAAGGTTATGTTTTAGAAGCTAGATTACCTGAAACAGTTGCTGATGAAGATAAAACAGCAATGACAGGAATTAAATTTAGATAAGAAATGAGATAGCTTTTTGCTATCTTTTTTTATTACAAAAAAATGAAAAGGAGATGTTTTAATATGCCTAACGTATTAGAGTTATTTAATCAAAAAGAAATATTAAATTATTTAAAGGATAGAGAATATCCTGCTATGCTTGGAGAAGAATTATTTCCAGAAGTAAAAAAGCAATCTTTGGAATTTGATATGTTAGCTGAAGGAAGTAAAACACCAGTTATTGCTTCTGTTCATGGATTTGATACAGAATCAGAAATTGGGCAAAGAGAAGCTAATAAAAAAGCTCTTGAATTAGCTTTAATCAAAAGAAAAATGCAATTAAAAGAAAAAGAAATTATTGCATTAGAAAATCCAAGAAATGATGCTGAGAAAAACTATTTAATGAAAAATGTATATAAAGATATAGATAATTTAGTTGCAAGTGTTAAAGCAAGAGTTGAAGCAATGAGAATGGAAGTTATTGCAACAGGTAAAATCACTTTAAATGAAAATAATTTAGATGCTGTTATTGATTTTGGTGTACCAGCAGAAAACAAAGCGGTTGTTGACTGGAGTGCAGAAAACGCAAATCCAATTAATGATATGCTTGCTTGGAAAGGTCAATTAGATACTATTCCAGCAAGAGTATTAACTTCTAGTACAGTATTAGCTAAAATATTAGCTAATAAGAATGTTGTAAATGCTTTATTTGGAAAAGATTCTACAAGAATTGCATCAGTAGGTGAGTTAAATAACTATTTAACACAATTAGGATTACCAAAAATCTATACATATGATGCAAAATATAGAAAATTAGAAGCAAATGGAACATATAGTAAACATAGATATTTCCCTGAAAACGCATTTGTAATGATGCCAGGTGAGGAATTAGGAGAAACTATTTATGGATCTACTGCTGAAGAAATAAGATTACAAAGAGATCCTTCAATTGAAATGGATTTAATTGGTAATATATTAGCAATGGTTTATGAAGAAGGAAATGATCCAGTTAGCACATGGGAAAAAGCTGTTGCTACAGCATTACCAGCTTTAAAATGTGCTGATGAATTATTCCAAGCAACAATTACACTTTAAAAAATAATAATAAGTAGAGGCTCATATAATGTGAGCCTCTAAATTCGTTTTTAGGAGGTTTTTATATGAAGAAGGTAAAATTAATAGGTCCAGGGTTAAAACTTAATAATTCTTGGAAATGGTGCGGAGATATAGTAGAAATTACTGATAAAGAATACGAAAAAAACAAAAACTTTTTAGAACTATTAGAAGATATTAATGAAGATGAAAAAAATGATACTTCAGAAGATACTAATGATTTAGATAATAATGGTAATGATTCGACAGATGGAAACGATACTACAGGTGAAGGCGAAAACACGGATGATGAAGATGAAGAAAATGATGAAGAATTAGAATTAATTAGAGCTAAAGCAAAAGAATTAGGAATAAACCCAGGAAGAATGAAAAAAGAAACTTTATTAGCTAAAATTAAAGAAAAAGAAGAAAACGTTTAAGGACGTGATAATTATGTCTGAAGAATTAAAAAAGAAAATTCAATCAAAATTATCTTTTAATATTGAGTATGTGAAAGCAAGATTACAAAAAGAAACTAAATGTCAAGACGAAGAAACTATATATAATGTTTTGTATGATGTTATAATGATAATTCTTAATTATACACATCTTAATAAAATACCAGATGAATTGGAAACGATACTTTTAGAAATTGCAAAAGATTACTATTTCTTAAATGGGTTTAATGATATAAATGATTCATCTAATGGTGAAAATGAAGAAAATATTATTAATAATGGTCAGACAATTAAGAGTATTCAAAGATTAAATGAAAAGATTGAATTTAATGAAGAAAGTAATATTACAAAAATAAACGGTAGAAATTATTCTACAGGGACAATAGAATTTGATGAAGATACATTATTAAAAAAATATAGTAATAGATTAAATCGCTTTAGAAAAATGAGGTGGTAATATTGTCTATTTTTGATGCTATATTAAAAAAAGAAAAAGCAGTATTGGAATTAACTTATGATGCTAAGATGAAAGTTATACGTAATACCTCAAAACAAAAAGTTAATGGAAAGACTAAATATAACAGTGAAGTTATCTACAAAGATGAAGCTTGTTCTGTAGGGAGAGATAGTAAATCAAAGGATAACCAAACAACTTCAACAAATGAAATAGAATACACAGAAATACTATTTACAAAGCCAGAAATTGAAATAAAACAAGGTGATACTATAGAAGTTACGTTAAAAAATGGCAAAGTTGTAAGGTATAAGACAGGAGAACCTAATTGGACCTCAAGTCATCAAGAAATTATCCTGGAAAGAGAGGATAGAGCATAGATGGCTAAAATGGGAAGTATGGATATTTCTGATTTTATAAAATTGAGGGATAATCTTAATAAAATGAGTGAACCCAAAATATTAGATAAATTTATGCGAGAATGTGTTGCCGAAATTGCAATGGAAGTTCTTAAAAGAACAATAAAATTGACTCCGGTTGGACAGTCAATGTCAATTGCAGAAGCACTAACAGATGAATCAGGAAATGAAATTCGTTATAAAAGAGGAAACAAAAAAGGTCAAGTAAAAACAAAAGATAAAATTATTCATACCGGAGGGACTTTAAGAAGAGGTTGGACAGCCAAAACACAAGAAGAAGCTGAAAGTAGTAGAGGAAGTGGAATAAGCAACATTGAATCAACGGCTAAAACATTACGAGTTTCAAGAACAGGAGATACATATATCGCTTGGATTATAAACCCGGTAGAATATGCATCATATGTTGAATATGGTCATAGGCAAACACCAGGAAGATATGTTCCTGTGCTAGGTAAAAGATTGAAAAAATCTTGGGTACAAGGTAGGCATATGCTTCAAATTAGTATGCAAGAGGTTGAAGCTAGACTTCCTCAGTTTTTAGATGTAAAACTACAAGCTTACTTAAATCAAATATTTGGGGAGGATTAACTAATGATAAAAAAAGCAATTATAAAACAATTAGATTTAAATTTCCCAACATATGATATTTATGGAGAAGAAATTGAGCAAGGTTTTCAAGAACCTTGTTTTTTTGTACAACAATTAAATAAACCACGAAAAAAAGAAATTCAATCTTATCAAGATACTGTAAATTTTGATATTCAATTTTTTCTTGATGAAACTGAAGAAGATATAAATGAAAAATATAATACGATGGGAGATACATTATTTAATATTTTGGAATATTTAACAGTAAATCAAAATAAAAAAATTCGTGGTACACAAATGAATTATGAAATTCAAGATAAAGTGTTACATTTTTATGTGACATATATTTACTATTTGCAAATGGTTGATAATAAAGAAAAAATGAAATCTCTTGATGTAAAGGAGAGTGTAAAAGATGGCTAAAGCAAAAAAGACATCAGAAAGTACAGAAGAAAAGAAATACACTAAGCGTGCTATATTAATGGATATAAAAGGTGTAAAAAAAGATATTTTGAAAACTTTACTTAGTGATGAAGTTATGTATTCATTAGCAGAAGTAGAGTATTTATATAATGATTTTCTAAAAGGAGGAAAATAGAATATGGCTGGAGGAACATTTAAAACTCAAAATAAAGTTAGACCAGGTGCTTATATTAATATTGTAGGCACGGAAAAGGCAAATGTGCCAGTTTCTGAAAGAGGTATATTAGTGTTACCTTTAAAATTAGATTTTGGAAATAAAGTTAATGTCGTTGATTATCAAAGCAATTTTTTAAAGTTATATGGTCATGAATTATACGATTTAGAATTATTAGCAATAAATGACGGATTAAAAGGTGCTCAAAAAATAATTGTGTATAGATTAAATGATGGTGGAAAAAAAGCTGCTATTTCAGATGAAAATATTACAGTTACAGCAAAATATGCTGGTACATTAGGAAATAATCTAAAAGTTGCTATTGTAGAAAAAACGGATGGAAAATTTATTGTTGAAACATTCTTAAATAATGAAGTGGTAGACAGTCAAGAAATTTCTACAAAGGATGAATTAGTAAATAATGATTTTGTTGAATTTTCTGTGACAACTCTAACCGCAAATGCAGGATTAACATTGACTGGAGGAACAGATGCAGAAGTAAATAATAGTAACTATACAGAATTTTTAAGCTATATTGAAACACAAAAATATAATACTATAGCTTTTAATTTTACTGAAGAAGAATGTGCAACTTTAGTTCCAGTTGTTAAAAATTTTATAGAAAGACAAAGAGAAGATTTAGGAGTTAAAGTTCAAGCTGTAATTCCTGTATCAAATGTAACAACTGATTACGAAGGAATTATACAAGTAGAAAATGGTGTAAAACTTACAGATGGCACAATTATTGATAAGTCAACTGCTACCGCATATATAGGTGGTTTGACAGCTGGTGGCGATGTGGCTACAAGTAATACCTATATTCAATATGATGGAGCTGCAGAACCATATCCAAGAAAAACACATGAAGAAATTATTGAATCAATTAAATCAGGGAATATAGTATTTAATGAAGATTGTAAAATAGAAACAGATATTAATAGTTTAGTTACTTTTGATAATGGAAAAATAAGCTCTATGGCTAAAAACAGAACTATTAGGGTATTAGATTCAATTTGTAATGATATAAAAGACACGTTTAATACTAAATACATCGGAAAGGTAAGCAATGATGAAGATGGTAGAAATTTATTAAAAGCAGATATTATAAGTTATATGCAGAATCTAGAATCGCAAGGAGCAATTGAAACATTTGATACACAAAAGGATATTACTGTTTTACAAGGAGATAATAAAGATGTGATTGTTGTGAATGTTGCGGTGCAAACAATAGATTCAATGGAAAAATTATATATGACGATTAATTTAAAATAATTTGTGTTGAAGGGAGATAATTTATTATGTCTAATCTAAGTACATTAAATTTTAAAGATACAATAAATGGAGCTGAAGGTAGAGCATATTCGACTATAGATAATAATGTTGAATTAATGTTTTACTTAAAAAAATTAAGTGCAAAAATGGAAAAGAAAAAAGCTGAAGGAAAAACAATGGGAAATAGAGCAACACAACATAAAGGTAATGGATGGAAAGGCTCAGGAACTTTAACAATTTATTATATAACATCTATATTTAGAAAAATGATGCTTGAATATATAAAAACAGGCAGAGATACATATTTTGATATTCAAGTTATAAATGAAGATCCAACATCAAGTGTAGGAAAGCAAACAGTAGTATTAAAAAAAGTTAATATTGATTCAATTGAACTAGCAAAATTAGATGTAGATTCAGAAGCAATGGAAGAAGAAGTTCCATTTACTTTTGAAGATGTGGAAGTGTTAGACGAATTTGGAAATCCTGTATTGGAGTAAAATATGATTGAATTAACAATTTTATCTTTTATAAAAACATTTTTAAAAATAGCCATGCTTAGATTAATAGCATGGCTATTTTTTTATGAAATTAGAGAAAGTATAAAAAAAGAAATTAAGGAGGACATAGAAAATGAATTTACAAGAGTTTTTAAACGGAAATGATGTTTCAAACATTGAAGATGAAGTAGTTGTATCAAGCAGATTAAAAAACCCTGAAACAGGAGAATTATATAAATTTAAAATCAGAGCATTAACTGAAAAAGAATATGAGGCAGCAAGAAGTGAAGCAACAACTTTACCAAAAAAGAGAAAAGATAGGGTAAGATTTGATAATGCATTATTCAACGAGAAAGTAATTATTGCAGCTACAATTTATCCTAATTTTAAAGATGCAGATAGCATTAATAAATTAGGATGTTTAACTCCAGAACAATATTTACATAAAGTATTACTGCCAGGAGAAATTTCTGACTTATCAACTGAAATTACTAAATTAAGTGGATTTAAGACTGATGATGATGAATTGATTGAAGAAGCAAAAAACTAATAGAGGAAGACGATTTTGATGCTACTTTAGCATATTATTGTCTTCTAGAACTACACATATTGCCAAGTGATTATTTAAAGCTTTCAAAAAGAGAGAAGCTTTTTATATATGCTTGTGTATCGAAAAAATCAAAAGAAATTAAAGAAAAGACAAAGAAATGAGGTGGTAGAGTTTGGCAACAGTAAAAGGTGATATTAGACTAAACGACTTCATGACAAGAAATTTAAGAAATATAACTCAAGCTGTAAATATGACAGTTTCTGAATTGGAAAGAATGGCTCAGAAAGTTGGAAAAAATGTAGATGTATCAGGTTTAAATCGAATTAAAGAAACTGTATCTAAAGTGGATATTGAGTTAGAAAACGCAGTAGCAGAACAAGAAAAATTAAATCAAAAAGTAAACCAAACAACAAATAGTTATAACGGACTGAGAAATACCATAAAAACAGTTGTAGGTGCGATAGGTTTAAATAAGCTTGTAGGGATATCAGATCAAAACACACAAATAACAGCTAGATTAAAAATAATGTCTGGTGGAACTGATGAACAAGTAGATGCACTACAAAAGCAGATTTTTGCATCAGCACAAAGGTCAAGAGCAGATTATTTTGCAACTGCAGATGTTGTCTCAAAATTAGGAATGAGAGCAAAGGGAACTTTTACAAATACAAATGAAATAATTCAGTTCTCTGAAAATCTTAACAAAATGTTTGTTATTGCTGGTGCAAGCCAAGAAGAAATGAGTTCAGCTTCTTTACAATTAACGCAGGCATTAGGCTCAGGAGTATTAAGAGGAGAAGAATTAAATGCTGTATTTGAAGCGGCTCCTAATATTATTCAAACTATAGCAGACCATATGGGAGTGCCAATAGGAAAGGTCAGAGAATTAGCTTCAGATGGGAAAATAACAGCTGATATAATTAAAGAGGCAATGCTAGGAGCAACAGATGATATAAAAGAAGATTTTGAAAATATGCCTATGACTTGTGGACAAGTATGGACTATGACCGTAAATAAAATTATACAAATATCTAAACCGTTATTAAACTTTATATCAATGTTAGCTAATAATTGGTCAACTATAGAGCCTATAGTTCTTGGAATAGCAACAGCAGTTGGGTTATATACAGGAGCTTTGTTAATATATAACGTACAACAAGGAATTTCAAATGGATTACAAACATTAGGTGCTATTGCGGCTGTTGCACATGGTACGGCAACTGCGGCAGAAGCGGCAGCGACGACAGGAATGACTGCGGCTCAAATTGGATTTAATGCTGCACTTTATGCGTGTCCATTAACTTGGATTTTATTAATTAT